ATATAAATCAAAATATTTTGCGTGAAGAACCGGAATATTTAAAGATTCCGTGTGTAAATTGTCCGGATCTATTTTTGAATCTTTTTCCCACATTTCTTGAATTTTATCAAGATCAATGCTCATAGTGGATTTCCACTTAAATCTGTTATATTGTAGATAGTATACTTGAAGGTAACTTCGGCTGTCAAGTATTGAATGTCATCTTCTGTAGCATCGAATTGTAAGGTTGAAAGTGCATAAGGCCAGAGATCACTAAATTTAACTTTAAAATTTGGATTTTCTTTACTAGTTAAAACTTGCAAAGTTCCATCAGAATACAAATTCATTTGAGATTTGTTGGGTTGCTCAAATTCTGGATTTGAATTTTGAAAATTATAAATTTCTTGAAGACTTTCTGGATACCCTAGTCCTCTTATCCAATTATGAATTTCCATGTAATTTTCAAGATTTTCATCAACTAAAAATCTTAAAACCAAATCATCAAATGCAATTTTATCACCTGGAGTATCAATATCTTTTAAATAATTTGTTTGTACAGCAACTCCAAGAGTCATTCCTGGAATATTTGCACTATTTCCAAAAAATGCTACTTTAGGTGCTCTATTTAAAGAAAATTTAAATCCTACTGGAGATAGAAAATTTCTATTCTGGATTTGCTTATCAATTGGATTTCCAGTCATTTTTTTAAATATTTAGATAAAAAAAGGGTGCCTTTCGGCACCCTCGAACTTTAGGTGAAATAAATCACATCAAGTTTTTAACTGCAACACGTCTGTAGTAACGGTTTGCATTGAGGTTAAGAGCTCCAAGTCCCTGATAGGTTCCCTCAGCAAATGGGTTAGCAACAAGACCATAACGAGTCTTGAAGCCAATCTTGGGCTGGAAGCTGTTCTCACCAACGGCACGAACCATCTGGAGAGGAACGTATGGGCAGTAAAAGAGACCAGCATCATAAGGTGAAGAACCTTTATAACCGATAACATAATACTGATTGCCTGGTGTTGCGTTAGCTGAAGTCAGGTTAGCAGCATATGGGTCGATATAAACACGGAATTTGCCCATCAGAGTACCGGCAAATGTATTGCCAGTGTCATCAACGGAAAGATTCGCATTAAGTGCAGGGGTGTAGTCAAGAACACCAGCCATGGTCAGTGCTGAAGCAACGTCAGCAGAGCAGATAATGGTGTTACCCTTTCCACGACGAGTTCTTTGAGCGATTGCGTTAGCATCTCTTTCAATCTGGAAGAGTAGACCCTTGAACTTCTCAACACTCCAACGTCCGTTTGAATCGACATCAAGGTCGAAGATTCCAGGAGTTGCAACGTTTTGAACAGCACCTTGCTCAGCAACCTTGTAGATGGTTCTGATAACTTCACGGTTAATTTCAGCAAGAATCTCAGTTGAGAGAATGTTTGCTAATTCTGCTTCAGCATTCAGACCGTGAATTGCCTTAAGGTCTTGTGCAAGCTCAAGTGAATACTCGGCTTTCAGAGCACGTGACTTTGCAGTAACGGTAACTTTCTCGATTGAGAAAGCCATTTCTGCGAAATTGTTGCCGGCAGTGCCATCGCCAAGTGCCTCAGAATCACCGGTTGCCATTCCTTGACCAACATTATATGGTGAAGGATTGGTAGTGGCAGTGCCAACTGGATTAAGAACAGAAGGATTAGTTCCGCTTTGTGCAGTTGTACCAAAACCAACAGCACCATCACTAAATCCTGCAGTGAGGTCGCGAGCTTGGTTTTCTCCAGAAAATGCCGAATCAACTTCATTGAAGAAGGCTTCGGTGCCACTCTGGTTGGTGTAACGTGAACGCATTGCAAAAATGAGTCCAGTAGGACCACTCATTGGTTGAACACCACAGATGTCGTATGCAATGAGGTTAGGCATTGAACGACGAATGAGACTAATCAGAACTGGGTCAAAACCTGCAGTAGGACCAGCAGCTGTTGCACCACCAGTGAATCCACCAGTACCAGCTGAGTTTGTTGGTGATGCTTCAGTTAAGAATGCACCTGAGGTTTCGAAAGCTGATTGCTCTCTTAAGAATTTTTCTTGGTTTTCGAGCAGGACAGCGGTTACCGCTCTACGATGAGAATCTTTGATTGAATCAAGACCCTGATAGTCGAGAATAGGAGCCCACTTTTCCTGCAATTGCTCGGATTGGAACATTTGCGTTTACCTTTTTAAGTGAATGATTGGGTTTGAATTATATTAAATTCAATTATTTGCTAAAGGATGAAAGAGTCTTCAGATAAGCAGACATTGATCCAGAATATGATTCTGGTGCAGAATCTACTCCTTCAGATAAATTTTCGGTCTTAGCACGTGGAGATACGTTTCTTGAAGGAAAATATGATTCCCTTAAGGTCTCCAACTTTTCACGATATTCTTCTTCACTTTCAAACTCAACACTTTCGGCAAGTGAAGCGAGCTTGTCTTTCTGAGTTGCTGCTAAGCCCTCAGAAACTTGGTCAAAGATTCCATCAGCAACCGACTCTGCAAGACGTTTGTTGAGGAAAATATTTTTTTCGATCTGCTCGTTGAGTTTTGTCTCCATGTCATCAAGTTTTTCTACCATGCTCTCAAGAACATCATATTTATCTTCAGGAATTGATACATAATGTGCTTCAAAAAGATCCTTCATTCCCGAAAGGAATGATTCGGTCATTTCGGTCTTAAGACCGTTTTCAATGACAAGTGAATTTTCTTGCATCCACTCATCGGCAACATATTCAAGGTAAGCATCAACACGTTCGTTAAGAGTTGATTTAATTTCTTCAATTTCTTCGGCAAGAGCAACAGCATACTCTTCCTCAAGTGCTTCTTTAAGTTCACCAACTTTTGATCTTAAAGCAGCTTCAAAAATTGTACGTGCTTTTTCTTGGAACTCTTCAGAAAGTTCCTCACCGGCAAGAAGAGCATTGACATCTTCTTCGATGTCAAAAGATTCTTCCATTTCTTCTTCTTCTTCTTCTTCCTCTTCTTCTTTCTTACCTTTTTTCTTATTATCTTCCTCTTCCTCCTCCTCTTTATGCTTTGCTTCTGAAACTACTTCTTCATCTTCAAGTTCTTCTTCGTCAATTAAATCTTCATTTTCTAAATCTTCATCTTCTTTCATTGAATGCATTGCATCAGCAGACTTAGCTCCCTTATTAACAACATCCTTGACTTGCTTAAGGGTTGAACCTGGAGTCTTCAATTTTGCTGAGTCATCATCTGGACGATAGTTAGAAGGATCTGGGCCACCAAGATCTTCCCACCCTCCGGTTTGTCCTGGTGTTGTTCCAGAAAGATTTTGCATCGCATCTGCTGCCTTAGCATTTGCATTAACAGCAGTTTTGGATTGCTTAGTGCCTACTTCCATTTCTTGTAAATCTCCACGAGACATTTGAACTCTCCGATTAACCTTAGTAATTTAATCTATATTTATTTATAAATTAATAATTTACAATGAATTAAGAAACTCATTAAATAATGATAATTTATGTTGCTCAAGAATACCTTTGTCAATGAAGGTATTTATTTTCTTTTTAGTGTTTTCTGCTATTTTTTCTTTTAAAACTCCACCGTCCCAAATCCATTCCTTTCCCTCCATGATTCCTTGCACAAAAGCATCGGGTGCAGAAGGATCTGCTACGATATCAGCGGCAGTTGCAAGCATAAAGTCTTCACCAACTTCTTTATATCCCTCACGAGTCTCTCTTAATGAACCAATACCACGAGAAGAAACTCCAAGACATACTCCCTCTTTTAAAAGTGACTCTGCAATTTTTCCCATAGGAGTTGATAAAATTTGTGCCTTACCAATAAAGTTATTTCCATCACGATAAAGTTCTGTAATTTTATGTGAAACTCTATCCAAATTTACTGTCGGCCCATCTGGATGACCAAGTTCACCTAAAGCACGACCTTTATCTACATACTGCTCAGTATAACGTTTTACTTCTCTTTCCATCACAGGCATACGATATACTCTACCATTTCGGTTTACTTGCTCTGCCTGAAGAAAAATTCCTTTAATGAAAAGATTTTTCTTTCCGTTGACAGTTTCAATAAGAACTTCTACTGATTCAATCTCTTCAGTGATGAGTTTCATTAGGCGTCTCCTGCAATTTGAACTTGTTGGTAATAAAGAGTTCCGGAACCTGCACCATATGCAGAAACTTTATTTGAAATTGATACTGTTGCATCGGAAGAAGCAAATGCTGTGCTAATTCCACTCGAATCGTAAGTCAAAGTCATTCTTGTTTGATGATACCCGTTTACACCTGCTGTCGTATCTACATCAAAAACTTCTGCGTGGTTAAAATCATAATAAGATTGACCACTTACCGATAAAGTAACGTAGTCTCCAACACCGAACGGACACTGAGTTCCTTCTGGAAAAATTACAGTTGTCATTGCTCCTGTTGTAATACCAACAACACGATTTGATGCTTTAGTAAGTGCAAGTGTTGCAACTCCTCCTGACGGAACAAAGTAATCTGCAGAAGTTGCTGAAGGATTACCACCAATAGAAATATGAACTGCTCCACCAACAGCAACAACTCTCAGTACACTTGATTGAACTGAAAATGCTGATGATGTTGATGCAGTTCCGACAGTGAATGCAAATGAGGATCCAGCCCCAACTGGTCTATGAGCCATTATTTTAAAAATACACTTTTAGTTATTTATTGTTTATCTTTGTTCAATCCAGTTTAAAACTGCAAGTGCTGCTTTGTTAGTGTTAGGACTTGCACAAGCAAGAGTATAAGTATCACTGATTGTTCCAATACCACTTCTACCTATCTGTAGTGCTGCTTTATCATCAATATTAATCAATGCTGCCCCACCACCAACAATAAATCCATTTAACAAAGTAGTTCCACCAGTCGTTGCAGTTTCGGTAATATTATATTGCATAAAAGAGTTTGGGTCTGGATGGTCTACCCAAGTTCCACCTGTATTTGTTGCATTCTCAATAAGTTTCCAATACACATTAGTATTATCATTCGTTGCTGCTTGTAATGATCTCAAAAGCATCACCGCAGATAATTCATCAGACTTTAAACGAATACTTACAATTGGATAAAATGTATTTGCGACTGGCATCGTTGTTCCTGTAATTGGATTTGCGATACTCTCAAGAGTTCCAAGTTTTTCTGGTTCTCCTTCTTGAATAAGAGAATTGGAACCTTGATAAAGATAATGAGTTCCTGCAACACCAGTTACATTTTCTATCTCAACTCTGATTGGTAAGAATGGAGTAGAACACCAAACCCTATCATTAGTGTTTGCATTATCAAAAGTATGACTTGGAATAGTTTCATTCTTCATCAACCAGGCAAATTCTACAATTCCAGCACCATACCATTCATAATTGATGGAGATCATTTGTTGTTTTGTTGGATCTGCAGTAACTCCAGTGTATCCATTACCATCAAACTTTTCACCATTCCAATCATCTCTAGTTACTTTTCTTTCAGTAACAATTCCTGATGCGCTGCTACGAATTACATACGAGTATGTTCCTCCATCATCCTCAAAGTATATACCATTATTATCATCAAACAATCCAAATCTTCTACGAATACCTACCTGTGGAGTATCAAGACGAATTGCAAATGCAAGAGTTGCACTTCTACCGGGAATGTATCTCATTACCTGTTTGGTTTGACGAATGACTTTACTTCCAGCAGTAGAACCAACTTCCATTATGATATTGCTTGATGCTACATTATGAGTTGCAGTTCCAACTCCAACTACTCTTTCGTCCCATACATCAGTTTCCTTTCCATACTGGAAAGTGTTGAAGAAGACTGTTTGGAATGGAGCAATTTTGAGACGATTGTTACCAGTAAATTGAGGTCTCCAATCCGTCTGGTTTCCCCAATGATCTGCGATATTAAAAACCTCAAAGAGACTTCTTTCTTGATCTAGAAAGTCCTGGGTTTTCTTATTCCACTGTGCCATTATTAATCAATCCATTCCAATTTTGATGGGTGATATCTTTTTGAAGTTTTGATATTAAGGTTTTTTTCTTCTGTTGGGTAAATGTTATGAACTATTGCTCCTGGGTATTCTTTTTGAAGTTGTTCACCCAAATCTTGTTTTGAAGGAATTCCAGTTTTTGTTACTAGATCTAATCTATAAAAATTTCCATGCCACATTATATCGGCTACATATTCTTCTCCAACTTGCTGCGGTTGCTCTTGGTGAGAGTTGATGTAAAGGTTACCGGTAAAATCTCCAGAAATATTTACCGATTCCGACATAAACTGTTTGTAAGATTTCATTTATTCCTCATCTTCATATTCTGTTTCATTTTCTCCAAACATCGATGCTGATACAACAGGTCGAAATGCATCAATTTTTTCTGCAGATTTTGCAAAAAGTAAATCTTTAATTTTATCACTAATATTTGATGGCGATTCATCTGCCGCAATCATATCCATTAAATCATCCATTTCCATTTGTATTCCTTCAAGTAAGTTTCTTTCTTATTTATTAAATTACACCACCCTTAGGAATTTCAGCAACTTTCGCATTTACTTCTGTTGCTGCACCTTGGGAATCGA